CACCCAAGAACTAAATATTTTACAATCAGTCATTAAAGACTTTCAGAAAACACTTCCAAATGAATCCACCGACACCTAAGAAAGCAGCCAAACGTGGTCGTCCTGCTAAGAAGACCATCACCATTGATGAGTCTTCATGCAGCCTTGACAGCCTTATTAATCAACAAATTGATGAGGATTTCATTGTTATGCGTGTTTGCAACAACCCAAGCTGGGTCATTGTGCGTATGGATGGATTAGCCGTTCCGGTGAAATGTCCGGCACGCTTATCAAATAAACTTGTTGGCAAACGCATTAAAGTGTGCCTAGTATCAGCTGACCCCGAAGACTATTACGAATACGCATTATGATTGAATCACACGAACTAGAGGACGAGTCTCTTATTTACGCCGACAAAGAACCGGACGTCAACGCGCTTATTGATGCGTATGATACCTGCCTCATTGATCTTGAATACTATTTTGAGTCTTGCCTGAGGTCTTATAATGACCGCCGCAACATCTGGGACGGCAAGTCTGACGATCTTCGTAAGAACGGGGCCAACGCGTTTCCGTGGCAAGGTGCTTCCGATCAGGAGGTCAACGTTGTTGGAGAGCGGATTGACATGTATGTGTCCTTGTTTGACCAAGCTCTTCAGCGTAGCCACATTAAGGCGTTCCCGACGTCCATGGCTTCAATGCCGCGAGCTTCTGTTGTGTCGTCGTTCCTTAAGTGGATGCGCTCGACCTACATTCCTGACTTTAAGAACCAAATGGAGTTGGGTGCGAACTATTTGCTAGAGAAGGGGATTATGGTCTCCTATGTTGGATGGAAACGAGAAAAAAGAACATATTTGCAACAAGTCACCATCGACCAAATTGCCCAACAATCCACCGATCTAGCGAACCTTATTATTGATGGAAACGATGACGAGATGCTGATCGAGTTGATCCAGCAAGCGTTTCCAGACTTGTCAAACAAGCGGACAAAGAAAGCAATCAGGGAACTGCGAAAGACGGGGGCTTCTGAAATCCCGATTCCACGTCAAACCGTTGATTGCCCAGTTGTCTATTCCTGTGCCCCGGATGGAGAGGTGCTGTTTCCGCCCTATGTATCAGACCCACAACGCGCTCCTTACGTCTTCTGGCGCACGTTCTTGACGGCCCAAGAACTTGAGAAAAAGGTAACGAACGAGGGTTGGGACCGCAAATGGGTTGATAACGCCATTTCCAATCTTCGTGGGAAAGATTCCATGTATCTCGACGGCGAGAAGGTGAAGACTCAGACGCGCTTGCCAATCACAGATGACAACGACTTGGTGATGGTGGTTTACGGCTACCAGCGATTGATTGACGAAGAGGACGGCAGCGAAGGTATCTACTGCACCGTCTTCCACCCAACTACGGACGGCTACGCAAAGCATGAACTTCTCAATGGATACGATGACTACCCGTTTGTTGTGACTCGACTAGCCAATGACCAGAAGCGGATGTATGAAGTGCAAACATTCTCGGATATTCTCCGTGGTCCGCAGATGCAAATCAAAACTGAGCGTGACAGCCGGATTGACCGTGCGTCGTTGGCAACCTTGCCACCGCTGATGCACCCTGCTGGCCGTCCTCCTTCCGATTGGGGTCCGGGCCGTCGCGTTCCTTACCGCCGCCTTGGCGAGATCGCGTGGGGACCAGTTCCTCAGATGGACCAAGGTTCCATTGAGTCCGAGGTATCTATGCGAGCGCAGGCAGACCGTGCTGTCGGATTGGATCTTACAAACCCGCTTACGGTTGCCCGTCAACAATTCTACGTTGGCAAGTTCCTCGATCATGTCCGCGACGTGCTTAACATGGCATGGAAGCTGTATCAGCGCATGGGACCGGACGAAGTGTTCTTCCAAGTTACCGGCAATCCGAATCCTCAAACAATGACCAAGGGCAATCCTGACGAGAACTTTAGCATCACGGTTTCCTTTGACTCGTTGACCACTGATCCAGAGACTGCTGAGACCCAACTCAAAAACATGGTTTCGCTTGTCCAGCTTGATCGCAACGGGGTTCTCGATATCAACAAACTCCTTGAGTTTACCGCGTCTAGCATCAACCCGATCTTTGCGGACTACGTTCTGCAACCAGTCGAGGAAGCGCAACAGAAGGTTGCTAAGAACGTCACTGACGACCTCGCTAAGATCTTTGCAGGAATCGAGGTTCCGGCGCAACCAAACGGCGCACAGATTGCAATGCAGATGGTTCAAGCGTATGTCCAGCAACCCGACATTATGCAACGCGCACAGTCTGATGAAGCCTTTGGTGGTCGTCTCCAGAAATACATGGAGGCTTACCAATTCCAGCTACAACAGGCCCAGAATGCTGAGATCGGTCGTATTGGAACAACTCCTGCCCAAATGGGCGGCATAAGAACACAAGACATGGCGCAATAATGCCCAAATACGGAGACATAAACCCAGTTACTAATCTTGTTTTTGTGCAACGTGGTCGCACTTATCCAGATGGCGAGTATTGGGTGACTTCTGACGTTTTCGATAAAAGAAGAAAGTCGATATCTGAGAAAAACAAAGCAAGAATGGCATCGGATGAAGATTTTGCAAAAAAAATAAGAGAAAGAAGCTTTAAAAGCCAAAGTCGTCCTGAAGCGAAAAAAAGACGAGTTGATAGACATAAACAAAACATGAAATCAGATCCTGTTTATGCTATCAAGTTCCTTACCAGAATGCGACTTGCTTCATTAAAGAAGAGAAAAGGAATCAATAGATCAAATTCCTCAAGGAAAATGCTTGGGGCCGACCCATGGGTTTGCAAGAAATTTATCGAAGACCAATTCTCCAAAGGGATGAGTTGGGCAAATCGAGGGGAGTGGCATATCGATCATTTTTTCCCAATAAGCCTTGCAAATAACGAGGCCGAGGTGCTTGTGTTTTCACATTTCACAAACTTGCAGCCATTGTGGGCTGTTGACAACCTGAACAAAAGAGCGAATATACCTCACCCATTAAAAATCATTGAGCGTGACGTATTGGTAGAAAGCTGGATAAGAACACACCAAATGCAACAGATGCAGAACGCTGAGATCGGCAAAATCGGAACAAATCCCGCTCAAATGGGCGGCGTGACAACCCAAGGAATGCAACAATAAAAAATAATGATCAGCATTGATGAAATTGAAATAATTCTTGCTGTTCCATGTTTCATCGCTTGTTTCTTAATGATTGTTGATTCATTCAAACAAATCTAAAAATGATCGAAAAGCGATTTAAGAAGGTTGTCACTAATCCAGAGACAGGACGTAAAAAGACTGTGAAGTATGGACAAAAGGGCGCAACTATTTCACCGGGGACTTCCAAAGGCGATGCCTATTGCGCTCGATCCGCAAAGATCAAGGGTGATTGGAAGTCTGATGCAAATAGTCCAAATAACCTATCCCGCCGCAAATGGAAGTGCAGCGGGAGCAAATCAATGAAATAACTCCATGAAAAGCAAAACAAGCGGCTGCGGCCACAAGGAAGAAAAAGAATACGGCAAAGGCAAAAAAGGTAAGGGCTACGTTGAGATTGAAATCAAGATGGGCCGTATGCCTAAGAAAAAAGCTAAACGCAAGTAGTCTATGAAAAAGCCAAAAACAAAAGCCGCTAAACAGGCTAAGGTAGCGAAAGTCATGGGTGAATATAAGGCTGGAACTCTTCATGCAGGAGTGAATCCCAAAGGACCAAAGAAAGCCCCATTGGCGAAAAATCGGAAACAAGCGGTCGCAATCGCAATGTCCGAAGCTGGAATCAAGAAGCGCAAGTAATAATATGACCACACTACCTAAACCAACCGTCCAGCAAGCAATCGAGTCTCTATCTGATCGTGATGAGTTCAAGGCCATCGTGCAATTCATCCGAGACGAGCGTGAGCGGTTTTTCGCAGACCTCCGCCAATGCGTTGAGACTAATGAAGTTATGAAGATCGTCGGAAGCGTTTCTACACTGGACGAGTTGCTGTCGTTGCTGGAAGCTGAAAATAGTTGACATTGTTTTCAACTTCGTGTTTTAGTTGCCGTGCGCTAATGCGTGTTTTGTGGTTTGTGTCATACTAGAGGTCGTAGGGTTTTCGTTTTCCCTGCGGCCTCTTTTTTGTGTCAATTTCCATACCTTACTAAACTGCTTGACATACTAATGATTTAATGCTTGATTCTTCACGAACACGCACCGCCGAGCGTAAATGGCGTTCTAAACAAACATTATGAGTAATCCAGAAGCTACCGCCGAAGCTATTGAATCGGTGTCTAATTTGTCATTCGAGGAGCTTGTAGCTCAACGTGTGGCCCGCCAAACCTCTCCAGAGGAAGAACCCGAAGAAGAGTCTGAGGAATCTGCCGAAGCTGACGAAGAGCCTGCCAGTCTAGAAGACGAGGAGTCGCCAGAATCGGAAGAAGAAACCGAAGAGGAATCCGAGGAGGAAGCCGAAGAAGAGTCCGAAATTGACCTGCTGTCTCTTACGACTGAGCAGATTCAATCTTTAGCCAAGAAGGGTAAGTCTCGCCTCCTCCAACGAATTGGGGAATTGACGGCGCAGAAAAAAGCCCTTGAGGAAAAGATTCAATCGCAGCCTCAGTCGCAAGCCAAGGTTGTCCCTCAAGACGAGAATCCTTTCCGAGAAGTTGCTTCGTTTGAAGCACTCAAAGGAAAGTATGACGAGCTTGAACGGACGCTTGAGACTACTGATGAAATCCTAGAGGAACATGAAGATTATGGTCCTGACGATATCATCGTAGTTGGCGACAAAGAGTTCAGCAAAAAGCAAATTCGGAAAGCAAACCGGAATGCCCGAGAAGCACTGACTAAATACATTCCCGCCCAGCAACAGCATCTTATTAAGATTGCCCAGTATGAGGAGATGTCCAAGCAGTATTCAGAGGCAGCTAAGAGTGAAGTTCCCGAGATCCAAGACGAAGAGTCCGAGATTGGAAAAAGCTACAAGGCACTGGTGTCGGACCCGTTGATCGACCGCATTAAAGCGCAAGTTCCAGAAATCGGATTCCAAATTGAATATATCTTGGCTCACGCCGCTCGTTCCATTTACGGAAACAAGAAGATCAAGACGCAACCAGCGATGGGAAATAAGCTGAAGGTAAATCCATCTTCGACCCCATACGGTGCTGGTGCAGCAAAGTCTTCTTCCCCCGCAAAGGCGAAAGTAGGAGATGCGTATAACCGCTTTGAGAGAAGTGGTAGCCCGGAAGAATGGATTGCTGCCAGAATCGCTAAATTCAAATAACTTCTAAATATCAAATATCATGCCAATTAGTGCTACTTATCAACCAAATGCGCCCCAAGCCAAAACTGGCAAGGGTTCCGCAATCTCCAACCGTGAGGATCTCAGCAACGAACTTGCTATCCTTGCTCCAGAAGAAACCCCAATCCTGTCGCTTTGCTCCAAAGGCAAGGCAGCTTCGACGTTCACCGAGTGGACCGTTGATTCCCTCGCATCCCCAGTTACGACTGGTATTTCCGAAGGTTCCGACGTTACCTCGTTCAGCGACAAGTTTGCTGACCGCGCTCGTCTGGGTAACTACATCCAACTCATGCGCCGCGATTACCTCGTGTCGAATCTGCAACAAGCTGTTACCAGCGTTGGTCCCGCCAACGTCGCTCAAGCTGAGGCAAAGTCGATGCGTGAAATCAAGCGTGACATTGAGGCTACCATTGCTTCCGACAACGAAATGACTGTCGAAAACGGTGCTGGCACTCCTTACGGTATGCGTGGCCTTGGCAAGTGGATTCAAGCTACTGCCCAAGCTACCAATGCTGTTCCTGCTGATTATCGCACCCCTTCCGGTTCGATCCTTGCCACCACTGTTACCGAATCGACCTTCAACACCATGTTGGGTTCGATCTTCAGTAAGAATGGCGAGATGAACAGTCTGACGCTTGTTGCGAATACTGCGCTTCGTCAAATCATCAGTGGCTTCACCCGCGCTCCATCCGTCAGCACGAACAATGTTTATCATGTCAATCAAGACGCGACCAGCAAGGCAATCACGCTTTCGGTCAACCTCTATGATTCCGACTTCGGTATCGTGAAGATCGTCAACGGCAACCCAAGCTGTATGCCGACCGCATCGACCAACGTCGGTTACGTCCTTAACCCTAAGTATCTTGGTTTCAACACCCTGATCCCAATGGGCGGAACTCGTCTTGAGAACCAAGGTGGTGGCGAGCGTGGCTACGTTGACGTTGCTGGCACTCTTTGTGTCAAGCATCCGCAAGCACACGGCAAGATTGCTTACTAATTAAATTAAATAAGAAAGAAATAAAAATATGCCTCAACTATCTAATCAAGAATCGCGTGGGTTTACTCACTACTTCCGCATGAGTGCTGCTGACCTTGTTGCAGCTGGCACTTCAGCTAAGACTATCGGCGTGGTTCCTCGCGGTGGCATTGTCACCAATGCAGCAGTAACTGTCCTTACAGCTATTGCTGGTGCAGCTGATATCACGCTAACGCTTGGTGTTACTGGAACTGCTGCTGGACTACTCGCCTCGACAGATCTGGATGCCCTTGTAGCAACTGCTTACAATACTGGAACTCTAGTCGATACTGAACCGGGATATGTCAACAACACCACTTCGCCAGTCAACATTATTGCGACTCTTGGCGGAACCGTGTCTGGAATCACCGCTGGTGAGATCGTTTTTGGTCTTACCATCCTTGATCCGTTTTCCATTGCATTGAATGCCTAAATCCTAATTGGGGAGGGGTGGCTTAAAACGTCGCCCCTTCCCTTTTCTTTCCAATGATTTGCGAAGACGCTATTACCGACGCTCTGGTGAAAGAGTTGTGCTCTGGGCGAAAGTTCAAAGAAGCACTCCAGAACAAGCGCGAGATTGAAGCGGCTGCTGAAGCAAGGGCTATGAGGGAAGCCAATTCCACGTTGGGCAAGCCAATCGGGGCAATTCCTCAATACGAGTATCTCAACATTGCAAACAAATACGGTTCCGAATGCTGGGACGACCGTTCATTTGTCCGTGATTTTTTTAAGTCCCAGTCACACCTGAGAGCAGGAAACATTTAATATGCAAACCAAGACATACGCTGAATTGTTTGCGCTTATCCAAGCACTTTGCGGAGTGGTGTTTGCGTCTATTGAAACTCCTAGGATCAAGGCCTTGATTAACCGCCGTGCTATGCGTGCGTATCGGGCTAGTAACTACTGGACACGATTCCTAAAGATTGGAGAGGAACGTGTAATTTCAAACTCTGTAATTCCATATTCAGAATCGGGACTTTCCTCGATCGACACGTTTTTGCGTGTTTACAAGCAAGCTCCATACATTGCGTCGTCAGTTCAAGAGTATGATATTATGGTCACTGCAAGTGGAGCGACACTTGTCTGCGGAGACCTGAATCCTTCTGAGGCATATGTCACATACAAGGCGCAACTTACCGACACCTATGGTGATGGATCTGGGGAATCGACCACCATTCCCGCCGAGTGGTATCAATACATGGCTCACGGCACTTACGCTGACTATCTTCGCGCTGAAGGACAGCAAGAGAAGTCCGTGATTGCCGACCAAGAGGCTGAATTGCTTCTTCAAGATGAAATGATTCGACTTGACGAGAATCATACAAGTGGATTAGTTTCCAACCGCATCTTCACAAATGCGAACATGCAAATGCGCTACTAATGAAATACGCTCTTGGAAACATGCTTAATGGTGCGGGAGGATTGAACCCAGACGGGCTATCACTCGATCTTCAATTTGCCGCCGACAAGACGCTCACGGCTCGCAAGGGTCCGACCCCGGTATTTACCCGTGCAAGCACAGGGACATTCATCGGAAGTAACGGACTGATCCAATCCGCAGCCATTAATGCAGCCCGCTTTGACCACGATCCACTCACGCTTGCTTGCAATGGTCTGCTTATTGAGGAGTCGAGGGCTAACCAATGTTACAACTCAAACTTGCTGACAAGTAATTCATGGAGTAATACTAATGCATCAATCGCAACCTCCGATACAGCTCCAGATGGAAGTGCTGCATTTGAAATAACTGAAACCGCAGTAACTGGCGTCCACGGTATAGCAAACTCAGGTGGAGCTACAACAATTCTAGCTACTTCTATTATCAGCGGAGTTATATACACGTTGTCTGTCTTTGCTAAAAAATCTACAGGTAGTGTTGATTGGATTCAGCTTTCAGGAACAGGTCTGCAGTTTGGAACAGCCCAATATGCTAATTTCAATTTAGCCACAGGTGCAATTGGAAATTATACGGGAGTGACATCTGGGACGATTCCTAAGATGGAGCAATTCCCGAACGGATGGTATCGCTGCTCGATGACCGTGACGGCTATTGCGACAGGACTTGGAAACGCCATTACCTTTCAATTCACAAACAACACTAACACGACAACACGTGCCCCATCCTATCTTGGAAGCACTGCCAACAAGATGAAAGCAGCAATGGCCCAATTTGAGGCCGGTTCATTTGCCACGAGCTACATCCCGACGACGTCTACCGCACTAACTCGCAGTGCGGATGTGTGCAGCATTAGTGGGGCTGACTTCACTGGGATGTATAACCAGACCGAGGGAGCAATGCTCGTGGACGCTTTTACTCCGGCTTCTGGGATTAGATACATTGTTTCTTGCTTTGCTGGTTTCAACAAAGAAGTCACTCTTTTGACAAATGTAAGTGCTGCAGAGTTGAAAGTAGTTGACGGCGTTTCTCAGGTTGACATGAGTTTTGGGCCGCCTATAAGCCCAAACACAGCTTTCAAACTGGCATGTGCATACAAACTGAATGATTTCGCGATTACCCAAAATGGAGTTGCTCCTCAAACTGATACAAGTGGAACTGTACCAACAGTTAATACGATGATAGTAGGGTCAAGAATAGTTGGGAACACCATGTGTGGATGTGTTGCATCTCTGAGATACTACAAGAAACGCCTGTCTGACGCAAAAATACAAACACTTACAGACAGTTACGACTACACTACTAGTGGCGGCGACTTTTATGTCAAATCTTCTCAAGGACGATACTCTTACCGTTAACTCTTACTAATTACCACATATGGCAAACATCATCGTTTCAACAGATATCGCAGACTTCATGGATTCATCCGACAAGTCTGCCGCTCGCATTGCATTGGGTGTGCAACCAACTGCATCCCCCACATTCACCGGAACGGTAACCGCAGATAAGCTAGTTGCCTATGGTGCTGGCGGGGTTACCAGCAATACTGCCATTGGGCTTGGGTCGCTTGCTCTTAATACCACAGGCACATCAAACACTGCAATAGGAGCATATGCTCTTTCGTTCAATACTGCAGGAGTAGGCAATACGGCTTGTGGTCGCGATGCTCTTTATCAATCATTGGCTAGTGAAAATTGTGCTTTTGGAGCTTCCGCTTTATACAATAATACTGCTGGTGCTTATAATATTGCCGTAGGAGATAGTGCTTTATGGTCAAATACTGCAAGTTATAATGTAGGTATTGGGAAAAATTCTCTTTATTATAATTCCACAGGGGATGGGAATACTGCTGCTGGGTTTGAATCAAATCGATCAAATACCACTGGACTTAATAATGTAAGTATTGGTGCTAATTCTCTTTATTACAACACAACCGGAAGTTACAATTCAGCTTCTGGAGTTAGTGCTTTACACCACTGCACAACAGGCTCAGCAAATTCCGCATTTGGTAGGAATGCTTTATCGGCTCTAGTAAGTTACGATAACTGTTCAGGTATCGGCCACAACTCAGCAGTAACCGCATCGAATCAAGTCCAGCTTGGTAATTCCGCGACGACAACATACGCATACGGAACAGTGCAAAACCGTTCTGATGTGCGAGACAAAGCAGATATTCAAGACACTGTGTTGGGTCTTGATTTTGTAAACGCCCTGCGGCCAGTGGACTACAAGTGGGATATGCGTGAGTCGTATCGCATCGATCCCCCAGCACCCGTCAACAATCCGATCAAACCCGTATTGCCAGTTGCTCCTGCTCCCGATGCAAGTGATGCTGAGAAGAGCAGGCATGAACAGAATCTTGATGAATACGAATCGAGGCTGGCTGAATACACCGCAGACCTTCCAGCCTATGAGGCTTATGTAATCGAGAAGGATGCATGGCTAGAGGCGAACAAGTTGTCGAACATCACGCACGACGGCACGCATAAGCGTTCACGATTCCACCACGGCCTAATCGCACAAGAAGTTCAGGCTTTGATTGCCGAAACCGGAATTGACTTTGGTGGATTCCAAAACCACTCAGTGAAAGGCGGCGACGATGTGCTATCTATCGGTTACGAGGAGTTGATCGGCCCGATGATCAAAGCAATCCAGCAACTTTCCGCTAAAGTAACAGAGCTTGAAAACCCGACATCCTAATGACCGACTATATTCTGAATTTCCCATCGAAAGCAATCGCAGAGCAGTTCGGCATCGCTAATGGCTTTTCCTCCCCAGACGATGACGGCGTGGTGCAGTCTAATCTTGCGTCCCACGAACACGCTCTGTGCGTTGTTGGCGAGCATTTGCTGCTACAACCGGACATCGACGGTGAGCCGCAACCCTCCATTGGTGACGGGCAATACTGGGTGCTATTCCGCGATCTCGTCGGCATTCCGATCCCGGCAGGCGGCGAGCAGTTTATTCACTGGTCAAGCGAGTCCGGCGACCCCCGCCCCGTTGACGAGTCCGTCCCCAGCATCTGGTGGGCATAATCTCAAACAATAAATCTATGAAAACTACAGCACTAGGAATCCTTACTATCGTCGCCACATTGTCTAATGTTGGCATTCAAGTCCTCAAGGGCGGATCGCCTGATTTGATGGGCGCATTTGCAGCCGTAACAGCAGGGATTGGACTCATTAAGGCACGCGACTACAAGTGACTGCTGAACAAGGAAGAGACTTCTTGCACGGAGTAGTTGGAACGGTAGCCCCGGCTATTGGATTCGTCACATCATTCCAAGAGCAGCTTGAATGGGGTATGCGAATGACATCGTTGACAATCGGAATAATTGTTGGCTTGCTTTCTTTGCTGAAGCTTGTTAAGAAGCGGTGAACTAAAAAAACCTATGAAACCAAACGCGATACTTGCAATCATTTCTTCGATTCTTTTACTCGCAGGTTGTTCTGTGAGTGTTTCTCCAGATGGCACTCGAAACTTTGCGCTTGATATGGAAAACGCAGCTAAGGCTTACGTGACTTATTCTTCTAAGTGAACATCATTCCAATATGGACCCTTATCAAGACCAGTCTTTCTGGTCAGGTATTATTGCCATAGTAGCACTCACTTTGGTTTGGGTTGCTTACATTCTTGTGAAATATTAATATGAGTCAACTAGTAGCAATTTGCATTGGGCATTCTCGCAGCGTCAACGGGCGAATCGAGGGTGGAGCGGTATCAGTAGGTGGCGAATCAGAATGGAGCTACAATCGTCAACTTGGAGAAATGATCGTTGATGAGCTTGGCAAAAGGGCAATCGACACTGTTGAAATCTCCAAGTATGAGGGGTCCGGTTACGGCTCCGCGCAAAGGTGGTTAGCTAAAAGGCTAAAGGAGTGCAACGCGACTATTGCAATTGAGTTGCATTTCAACTCCTCTGATGATCCAAAGGCAAACGGCCATGAGTGGCTGTATTGGAGCAGCAGCAGCAACGGGAAGGCCTTGGCGAAAAGCCTCCACGACGAAATGTGTTTGGGAGTTGGCGAGATAAAAGCCAGAGGTGCAAAACCACGCTTCCAAGGTGATCGCGGCTCAGAATTCCTTTCGGGAACGCATTGTCCAGCGATCATTTGCGAGATTGGTTTCGGAAGTAGCCCGAAAGACTGGGCATTGATGACGAGTAAAAAACTTGACATTGCAAGGGCTATCGCTCACGGAGTCATGGGCTATCTAGACTAACTCAAGAAAACATGGCATTCAAACGCTTCCTTTATTGTGCCGACTCTCATGGCGATTTGATTCACGATGAATCACGCAAAAAGCTGCTAAAGTTCGCTGAGGACTTCAAACCGCATTACCGCATTCACGGTGGCGACCTGTGGGACTTCTCGCCGTTGCGCGGTGGAGCAAGCCCTGAAGATCGAGCAGGAGGAATCTCCGAGGACTACAATGCAGGCATCAAGTTCTTGGATGAATACAAGCCAAATATCCTGACGCTTGGAAACCACGACGACCGTATCTGGCAAATTGGACGCGACAACAGTAATGGCGTCCTCCGTGAGCATTGTGCCGAACTAGCCAAGCAAAGCGAAGTCGAGTTTAAGAAGCGCAAGATTACGTGGATTCCATACGTTGTTGGTAAGTATTTGAAAATGCCGGAAGGTGGACCAAAATTCATGCACGGATTCCGTTCATCCATGGTGAGCCCCGCCAAGCTCCATCATGCCGACTGGGGGAGCTGCATCCACGGACACGTTCACAAGCCTGATACTTACGTTGCAACTCACGCTGACGGGGGGATGAGCATGTCTTCCGGCTGCATCGGTGACATCGAGAAAATGCACTACGCTGATCGCTACTCCTCCAAGATGGGCTGGAGACAAGGATTCATCTACGGCATGATTAACGACAAGACCGGTGCTTGGCACGCATGGCACGTCATCAAGGAGGGCAATGATTGGATCTCACCAATGGGAATTTTATGAAAAACACAAAAACGGAAAAGGCATTGAGTAGCTTAGAATGGGCGATTGCCCAATCAGTCGAACCGCCTCGACAAGAAGACGAGTTCACCTGTGAAGAGTTTCTTCAATTAGGCGGCGGGGCATCCAGATCCTCCGCCGAAGCAAAACTCAAGCGGATGGTTAACAATGGAGACTTGTTGAAAAGGCCGTTCTGTGTTAACGGAAACCGTTGCACGCTTTACCGCAAGGCTTGACAGAAAGTGAAGGCCCGTTAACTCCGGGCTGGATTTGGAATCCGTCCCGGTTTGCTCGTGAAAGGGTGATCCCGACGGGCCAAGCGGGACGCCTCACGAACAAAAAATCCCCTACCCCCTAGCGTCCTAGGGGTTCACGTGTTAATTCACGATATGGTTTGAGCATCGTTGAGAGGCTTGTGGGGCGTGAGTCAGATACTGCCCTGTTTCCTGAAGCTTGTCCAGTTAAAATTGAGTCCGCATCCATTCTCACGAATCCGGTCTAGGACAGCGGGTGAAAGTGATGCCGCCAGCTTCTCCCTTGTGTAGTTCGTAATCAAGATCGTCGGACGTTCATGAGCGTATCTCTCGTCAATGATCGATGTCAGTTCCCTGTCCTCAAACTCAGTCTTGCCGCGCTCCTGCATTTCGTCAATGACCAGCAACCCGGCATCCGTGTGCGCTTTGATTACTTGCGCCTCGGAGGCGTCCGCATCTTTCGAGTATGTCCCCCGAATGTCACGGAATAGCCCAACGGCAGTCGTGTAGATCGCTGGCCTGTCACGCTTGGTGGTAGTCCATCCAACGCCTGCGATACTCACCGTTGCGTCTTTAGGCGTGCATTTTCGGGCAACTTCCCAAGCCATTCGCGTCTTGCCTGTCCCGTGCGCCCCATACATCACCACAATGCCCCCAGAATCGACCGCGGCGAGGGCTAGGCGGTAATGTGTCCACCAGTCGTCTCCGGTGGCCTCAGGGGCATCCTTGTAGCGGCTAGGGAATCCTTTTAACAGTTTCATTTGAAGTGCTTGTCTAAAATGTTTGAACAGGAATAACTGCTCTTGTGGTGGATCTTGGTGTAGTCCACTACTTGCGTCGGCTCGATTCTTTCTGATTCAGCGGTTCTTACCAGTAATTCCAGTGCTTTTGATGGAATAATTCTTTCCCTCTTGGCAAGTCTCTGGATTCGCTGGTAAGTCTCGTAGGTCAGTCGAAATGTGGCGGTAACTCGTTGCTCCCATGGTTTGTGTCTTGGTCTTCCTGCGATGATTCTAAATCCGTTGTCTTTTGTGTAGTTTGCCACTTTCTGAATATGTTGTCGTAGTTTTCACCGTAGGTCTTTGCGTTCACCGGGCGCGGGGAATCCCCCTTTCCTGCGCTCATTCGTATACCTCCCCTTCATCAATGAACCAGCTTGTCGGGGTAAACATGAGGTTTAGCCGCAGCCACTTCTCGTCAGAGTCCTCGGTGCAAATTGCGGAGAATCTCCCCGAAAAACAATATCCCTCATCGGCTGCGCCTCTTATGACTTGTCTTGCTAGCTTCCTTAGTTCTCCAAGCGAAGGGGTTTCAAAATTCCCGCGATAGGTCCACTTGTTTTCCTCAAACATCTTCCTGACTAGCTCGAAATCAAATTCATCCATGATTTCGTCAGTCTGCTTTTGAATTACTTCTTGTCTTGTCATAGTTTTGTAATTGTGTATTTGGCGAAGCTCTTGCCGTTTTGCTTGATGGTATGCGTGATGATTGGCATTCCGATCTTCCGCAGTTCGTTGATCCTAGCGGATAGTCGCATACAGCCCCACTTCTAAAGTGCCTGAAGCTGAGTGATTCCATAACCGCGCCACAGCCATGATTCCAATTTTTCGATTACGCTTTTTTTCATAGTTCTTGGTAGTTGATTTCGTCTTCGCATGGAGCAAAGCTAAATTTAGTTGTGATTTCAAGCATAATCGCGTCCTGAACGCAAGTCTCAATAACGTCGTATGGTGGGTCATCGGTATGCTTATGTGCTCGGGACACTCCGTGACGGGTTCCTGTTTCAACGCATTCCCTGATGATTTGATAGTAATTTGGCTTCATGTTTTAGTATTTTTCGTCGTTCATTTCTTTCTCCATCAACTTGATTTTGGCCGTTACATTTGCAATGCGGGTCTTGGCCTTCTCAAGATCCTTCTCAAGCATTTCGTCATATTCGATATACATGTCTCTCCATCGTTTCGCCTCTTTCTTCCACGCTTCGTTTTCGGAAACAAGTTCCTCGATTCGTTCCTGTAATTTTGCAATTGTTTTGTTCATTTGTTTTATGCTTTGTTTCTATCGTCCAGCAAAGTTCCGCAGTAGTCCGCGTCCATAAGGATATTGCAACTACAGGCAATGTGCGCTATGTGAGAGATTCCTGATTCGGGGTCAAGATCCTCCCCGTCTCGCCACGCGTTCAAGTGACGCATGATTGCGTTGACGTAAGTTGACGCGCATACTCCGGTATCTCGCCAGTTGAATGGGCCATATCTAGAGGCTCCAAATTTATGAACAAGCGCGGTTTGGTTCATCGCACAAGGAGGGATTAATCCTAGTGGCGTCTTGAGTGCGCCAGCCGCGCCTTTTGGGTCATTGGGATTCATAGAGATTGTTTGTTTTTCAATGATCTTTTCTCAATCTTCTTTTCCACGGCTTTCTTGAATCGCTCAAGATCGGAGTCTCGGATAATCAGTCCGATTGTGTCCCTCCTTGCGTTCTTGGATTCAATGTTTCTTGCTGAAGCTACCCCAAAAGGAATTTTATTCGATCTGGCTGTGTGCATTAGGCATTTCCCTTCAACGAGGTTCATCCCAGCAGGAATTTCTTCTTTGTCGAGATCAATGTCTGGATTTCTGTCAATTGTTGTCATTTCGTTTATTTCGTTTATTGTTTTGCCCCGTATGAGGCGATTAGTAATGCGTCGGCAATTGCGTGCGTGACCTTGATTTGCGGGAATAGTTCTTGCGCTTTACGTTTCGACACGTTCTTGTCGCCTTTTGTCATGCACCCCATTGCTTTTTGCCAGACTTGCGGCCTGACACGTTCAAAAGGGATTCCTGCGGCAGTGAGTGCCATTTCAAGATGTCCGAATCCGTTGCCAAAGGTAAAACTTGAGACGACTCCCATCTGCGGCGAGCTATGAACTTGCTCAAGATACGCCACGCATTGACCTTCGACGGCAATGTCACGGAGTAGCTCCCACAAGTCCTGCAACGTGTCAGGCATTTTCTCCACGCAGGGTTTTCCGTCCGTGATCCATGCGATTCCTCCATTGGTTCCGGGATCTATCCCAATTATAGTGCTCATGACTTCATATGTTGAAGCATCTCCCGCGCCTCAGCGAGCTCCATAGCTAGACCAAGGTTGGCTTCGCGCAGCACCTCGACATCTTTCGGAAGCATCCCGTCCGGCAGACCCCCCGCTAATTTGTCTGCATACTCCCGCGCCTCGTCGCGCTCGCGTTCCAGCTTTTCGTTCTCCAAGGAATTCCAGAGTCGTAGGATTTCACGCGCCTCTTCATGGTCGTATATCGTGGCGATGTGCTGCCGCGCTCCGTCTCCGTCGTGAGCGCACAGGGGTTCCACGGAATACATTTCATACTGCTCCAACTCGTTGTTGGCTTCGATTGTTGCTTGCGGTCTGTTCATAATTCGCAGCATTGCTTTTGCCTTCGACAGTTCCCGCGTCATCCGTTCAGCTTCGGAGTGATGCATGGAATATTTAGCCCGCGCCTCGTCGCGCTCATTCAGAGTCTGGATGTGCAGCCGTTGTTCTTCTTGTAGCAGGTCGCGGAGTTCATCGCGCTCATCAGTCATCTTTGTCAACTCTCCTAGATTCCATTCCGCATCCTCGCCTAAACACCGGCGATACCAGATTGTTCCGGCTGCTTGCGATCTTGCGATTTGGTGGTTCAGTTCCTCCACTTTGCATTCCATCGCTCTGCATAGTTTCACTAGTGCCTCGGGCGCATTCTTTTCGGACAGCTCGCAGTCCCTCTCAAGGATGGCGGCAAGGGCTTCATTCGTTCTCGGTGTTTCAGTGTTCATGGTTTCCATAGGTTAAAAGTTGTTTAATCCAGTCGCCCCCAAGCATTTTCAATGGATAGTTTTTCTCGTCTTTCCGATTGCAAAGCCTCCACTCATTCTCGAAATCCTCCAAGTTCTTGATTTGTTGGAAGATGAAATCATCTAGGTCTTGTTGTTGTTCAGAATTCATTCGTTCCAAAGTTTAAGTTTTAGCTTCTTTGCGAGTCCGATCACTGCGTCTAGCTCAACCTCATCGGTGTAGCTGTGGCTGGTCTCGGATTTGAAGGCTACCCACTTCCCGTCTGCTCGTCGCAGCGTTTTGATTCGCTTCTCGTCCTGCCATTTAAGGCGAGGGGACAAGTTGCCTCCTGTTTCTGGGAATAGGTCGCTCATATACGTTGCCCTGCGAGGATCATTTCAGATTTGTGACGCGCTACCTCAAGGCCACCGATCACTTCTACTAGGACGATTTTGCACCCCTTCAGGTCGTTTATCACCGTTCGCATCCACTCAACATCCTGCGGGTTTTCTTGGTTGTAGGGAGTTGTTAATGACAAATAGCCGTTTTTGTGTGCGTCAACTGGCGTTAAAATTTCAATTTCCATGTTGGTGGTCTAAAAAGGGATACAATTCAAATCGTCATCGTCCTGAGCTTGCGGTGCATACCCGTTCGACTTCTCACTTCCGTGCATACTTTGCCTTGGAGCATCCCAGTCCATGATCTTCGCGTTTCCGAGAATTGGCCCCTTTTCACCAGATGCTTTACGTTCCTTGCTGATCTTTTGGACGATGAACCCATCGTTTCCGTATTGGTCCTTTTCATCCCGGATAAGAACCGAGATATTCAGGTATTTCTTGCCTGTCTTCGGAGACTCGTAAAGAGCCGTCTTGTCGATCTTGCTAACGTCTAGGCTGATATCAATTGTTTGTTTCATTGTTGGATGTATTTCGGTGTTTCGATTAATGCGATTCCTTCGATTTGTTTCGGCCAATGGTTCGTTGCAACGCAGGTTTGCCACTTCGCCACGGCATTCATATACCCGGTTCGACCGAGTTCAAGCAAATTCTCAGATAATTCCACCCATGCCGTTTCGTGCGGGGAATCAACCTCAACGAAGCAGAAGACGAACCGGGTGCGTTTCTCGCCACTTGCGGCATTCCAGAGGTCGAGATAAAGCGAGGCTTGCCAATGGTAGCCACGATTCACGATGGTCCTCTGGAGGGATTCTAGGCTCCCAATCTCCCCGGTCGTCTTGAGGTCAACTAGGCAGTCCAACCCATCCGGCACGATGTCAATTAGCCCCTTGATTTCCGTTGCCATGCAACGGAAAGTTTCCGTTGCCCCGATCTTGCCGAAAACAGCAACCTCGGTTTGGTATTTGGCGTTGAAATTGGCTAGGTAGTCATCCGTGACGGTCTCTGCGATTGAGAGTGCCTTGTCGATTTCGTCTCGTGACGTGATGATTTTGCCAGATTCAGTTTGTTCCGCTTTCCACTCGCGGGATTCTTTTGTGCGGAAGTCAGCGTAGGGAGAAATCGCGATGATGTCTTCCACGGTTTCCGGCTCCAGCGTTGCGGCATGAATGAGCGTCCCCAGATCCATGGCCTTCGATGCCTCCCTTGGCTTGCTGTGCCGCCATTTAAACGGAGACTTGTTAAAATCCCACAGCAGAGACTTTGACACAGGCCCCGCTTTGGGGTCTGAAGGGGTCGCTGTGCGCTCGTAATACGTTTTGCCTAGTCCTTGTTCGATTTTCATTTGAATAGCTTTGTGAGGGTTGTGGCGATCTTGCCTAGTTTACTGAGTTTGCTTTGTCTCGGGTTATTTAATGCGCCAAGCAATGCGATTGTCATTTCAAGATCGCTTCCGATTGCGCGGGTTTTCGTTTTAAACGGTGTGTGTGTAACTCTCATTTTGTTTGATTTGGTTTAGGTGTTTTGTTTTCGTAGTAATTACTCATTGCGATGCATCACGCGCCATCTTCCGAAGTTCGCCAGAAGTCTTCCAGTCGGAAACTGAGATCATTTTGAGGGTATCCAGAGCAGTGTCTAGCTTCTTGATTGTTCCTAGTAGCGATCCGTTGGCTACATTCCGCCAATCATCCCTGTCGGATGCAATTCTCCGGTCACAGATTCCCCCAAGCTGCCAGTTCTTGTGTCCGTTAACATCCATCCAGACGCGCACCTTTTCGGCGGCTTCCACGATTTCAGCGGGTGGCAATAGGTCAGACAACCGCGAATAAGGCTTATAGTCCTCCTCTGAAATGCTGTTACTTTTCGATTTTTTTTTCATAATGTTTAAGTTGGTTCCTCCCGCTGCGTCTATGACTCCCACTCCCACAAGATAAGTGTCATAATCCGCCGCTCACTTGAGCACGGGAGGATTTTTGCGGCATCACTCGATACCGCGAAATTGTTCTGGTTCGGCGTCCTCGACCTCTCGGTCTTTTGCCTCGTCGCGGATGTGGTCTGCGAGGTCCAGCAGCCGCTCGTAGCGGTCGGTTTTGTCGCAAAAACTGTCGTCTTCTGGGTCGTAATAGGTTCTCATGATTCAGTTCGTCTTGATGTTTTTAGCTATCGCCTCGAAAGTAGCGTTGAGGCTTTCGGGTGTTGTTTTTGGTTTCCGCTTGGCTGAAAAAGCCCTATCAATGAGCGCAACCTTGTCTGTTGTGATTTCAGCAATTGTCGTCACGCCGTAATGTTTTAAAAATGCGGCCTCGTCAATCGCTAGTTCTTCTAATTCGCTTTTAATAAAGGCCACTCCATCCGGCGTGATTTTAGGATAAGCGACCCGCTGCGTAGTCGTAGCTGATTGCCCGTCGTCGTCTTCCTGAGCTACTCCAGCGAATGCCGCCAGCGCATAGCGTCGAAGATACGTGGTGGCGGCTCCAACCCCCTGCCCGTCATGTTTGGCCGGGACGCATGAAATCTCCCCGCTGACATATCCTCCGCTTGAGTGGCAAATGGTAGTGGTGACGCCAACCCGGACACCATCGAATGCCGGTGACTGAATAACGCTAAGACCGTTTGCCGACATCACTGGGCGAACGGTATTCAAAACCTCAGCTAAGTCCGCGTATCGGCTCTTAAAGTGGGGGTTGACGCTCCCTTTTGTTGCGTTTTCCACCTCTCCCTGCATTTTTGCAAGGGCGGCGAATAATTCAGGCGTGCTGTGTTCTAGTTGCATATTTATTTGTTTTTGTTTGGTTTGGTGCTGAATGCGTGTTCGTTTTAGCCGGGTTCGATCCGGGTTCAAGCTCAAATTTCAATTTGTTTCTCTTTTTTTTCGGGTTCCTGTTCGGCTCCGTATTGGCAGCGGCTTGAAATAGTTGCAAGCATCTTGGCAAATGAAACGTCCATTTCGGCATGGTTCAAGATCCTCTGCCGCGCCCAGATCACCGTGCTGTGACAAGTCCTGTTGCAACGGTTCGCCGTGTCCTGATATGGATGGTAATCTGACCAGCATGCCATGACAACGTGACGAGCCAAGGACGCATATTTTGTCCTTTTCGGTCCTAGGATGTCCTCAGGGGAAACGCCGAAAACATCGGCGGTTTCGCTTAAAAGCCTGTCAAAATTGGTAATCATTTCCCTGTATTGTTGGGATTTCCGAGGTTTTTGATTCCCGTGTCGGTTCGACGGAATTGGCGAATGATTCCAGCGGCAAATTTCCGACTGATTCCACCATAAGCCCCTGAAATAAAAAGAGTCGGTTCAATGCTCTTTCTTACCCCATTTTCTTGTTTCCATTTTGCACGTAGAACGCAAAGACTCACGTCCCCCTGCCCGTATTGGTTGCTGCTTTCGCCTTTATTCTTTCTCATTTTGTTTGTTTTCTATTGGTTTGGTTTTCTGTAATGTTTCGCCATGTCAAAGCCTGCAAGGGCGCAAACGTCCGCCCATGCGTAATGCGAAGGGGATTGCTCCAAGTCCTGCCAAGCCTCCCGGCAAGCCTCGGTGTGAAGCCATGCCAGCCTTTCCGCCATCGTTTCCGGCGTTTGCTGCTCGTCCGTTTGCTTGTCGATCAAATCCCACCACCTTTGAGCGGAAGTAAACCAGCATCCATCGCGGGTGAACCTCTCAAGGGCCTGTTCTCGCGCCTCCAAGGGGTCGCCAAGGGCTTCGCCGGGTTCTTCCCTCCCGTCATTGCATAGCGGGCAGGAACTGTCAGGGTCAGGCCAATTACGGCTGCTACATCGCGTGCATGCAAATTTCATTTGTTTTGATTGTTTAGTTTTAAAACCTGTTCGTTTATCCACTCCTTGCGCTCTTCCGTTACATTGTAAAGATCCACATAAAATCCGCCCTTGCCGTCTGGTCCCTTAGTGTGTCCCGTGAGCGTTGAACGAGTCCACGCCGTAGCTAATGCGTTCGCTTGCTCTATTGTCGGAAACGTGATGCGTGCCTTCATGCCTCCCCCTTTCCGATTGCCTTTGCAAGGCGTCCAAGCCCACTCGCAATTGCCCTGAGACTTCTGGCTTTTCTGGCTTCTGGGGTAAGATTTAGCTTGTATCCCCTGTTATATTTTCTCTGTGAATTTGAAAGCTTGGAGTGGTCCCCATGCATAATAACTTCTAGGTTTTCTGGCCGGTTATCGCTTTTGATTCCGTTTTTATGGTGGACATCCTCCGATTTTAGCAAGGGTCTTCCTAGAATCCCCTCGACTATAAATCGGTGCTGCTTGATTCTGATTTGGGTTCCGTCTCCAAGCCTGATTTTACCTTCAATGTATCCTTTAGAGTTTTTCCACCACGATTCGGCCTTTTGGGGCCTGCCTTCATTCTTGCTCCACATGCAAGGACGGGAACAAAACCGGGAAGTTGAGCGGAGCGGTCTAAATACATTGCAGCAGGCCTTGCATTTTTTGTCTTCAAGCTTGCGATTCTCTCTTCCGATTGTGTCTTTCATGATGCCAGTTTATTTATTGTTCCCGATAAGTCAATCGTCTTTTTCCACGTGGAATTTGTCATTGTTTCGTTTTGTTTATGGTTCATGCGTTTATGTCTTGAATAAAGTATTGCGTGACGTTGGAAAGGTAATTGTGAATTGCAGCGATCCTTACCCCGTGCGACAGATAAAACGACGATTCGGAAAGCTCGTTTTGCTGGTAATCCGTCCATGTTTTTTCATCGTTTCCGATAAGTTGCCAAGCTGCTTCTTTTGTGATTTCTACGGAATGTTTCATGTTTTCGTTTTGTTTGTTTTCCTCATCAGTGACGGATTCACCGCCAGACGCCCCGAAAGGCGTTTCGGAATTTAGGACAGCGGGCAAGTCATGCCGTGATTTGAGAGGATGCGGCGGATCACTGGCAGGGAGTCAGTCCATGTCTTTTCAAGCGTCCTTTCGTAACCATTGTAATCTGTAAGAGACCATCCATGTTTTGGGTCCCGGTAGAATTTCCATGTGAAGGATTTCCCATGATCCTCGCCAGTTCCTTGATAAATCGCTTTAAATGATGTAGTTTTCATGTTTTTAAATATTGGCGAGGGATTGAACCTCGCCGGGGTTGGATTTAGAAGCAGGAAACGATCACACCGCCGTCAAACTCAATGACCGTCGTCCTGTCCCGGAGCCATTCCAAGCAATGCTCTTCAAGCTCTTCTTCAAATTCTTCATTTTCGGTCCCATCGTCATTGAACATTTCCGGCGTCCAGTCATTTCCATGATCGCGGGCAACCTCTAAAGCCGTTTCATGCTCTGAGAAGTCGCAGCGAATGGCGCAACGGTCTAGCTCCATTTCCTCGCCGGTGTCCTCTTCAAGTTGTTCGAGGTATTCCGCAAGAGCCCGCGCCCCGTTCCAACTCCAAGCTGCGTATTCGTCTGATTTGAGAGCGTGTGCGATGTCTGATGTGCTAAGTGTCTTTTTCATAGTTTGATTTTGTTTGATTTGATTCGAGAATTGCCCTGCCTCGCGGGCCGCGCCTGTGTTGTTGAGAGGTTGACGATAAAACGGCAGGAAGCAAGGTTATTTTTGGACTATTTCAGAATCAATGAATCCCTCAAGAGTTCCTTCTCCGTCCTCATTAAGCCATTCCTTGGCTTGTCTTTGATTTCCCGGGCACAGGTAATCCCTGAAAAGTTTACCATCTACTGGATCGACAGAATAAACGTGCGCGTCATGTTGACCTTTCGAGCATCCCCCAGTGCAGTATCTTATTGGGTAAGTTTTCATGGGTTCAAGCGGTAAGAATTGCAGAGACAATCCAAGCGGCGGAAAGAACTGCGGCAATGCTCATGACGATTCCCGGTGCTTTGCGGATTCCAAAGATTGCGACCATTGCGACGAATGCCACAGCGGCGATGATGAAAAGGGAAGAAATCACTTTGCCCCCCCTTCCGCTGCAAGGCAAAGCTCAAAGCCAATCATGGAGTTTACTTCCCCAGCCGTCATGAGTCGGAATCTTCCACGCGCCACAAGCGGCAGGTTTCCACGCTGCCAATAGACCGGACGGGCGGAAAATCCCGCGTTTTCTGAATGACTGACAAAATAGAGCGTCCGCCCCTTGGCAAGCCATTCCCGGCCCTCGTCAATTGCTGTGCGGATTTCAGCGGGAAGGAATTCAATTCCAGCAAGCGTCACAGTTTTGTTTTCTGTTTTCATCGTTTTGTGTGTGTGTGAAATTAGTTGGCGATATCTCCGGCAATTGTGTAGTGTTTATCCTCACAAGCACCTTCAAGCCATACCCCGCCAGTATCGGCTGGCCATGCTTTGCGGATATCGGCACCGGTAAGATTAATGCCGAGATCCCATGCCTTGCTTGTGAGGTCAAGTAAGCACGTCCCAAAGATTGCCTTGCCGGGAGCGTAAATTGCGGCTGTTTTGATGTCAGTGTTTTTCATCGTTTTGTGTGTGTGTGTGGGGTTGCGTCTTGCAACTGAGAAGACACTACAACACGGAAATCCCATTGTCGATAAATAGTTTCCAAAATCTCAAAATAGTTTCAGGCCATGCCGAAAACCTAGTAAATACAAGGGATTTCCGGCCACAGTAAAAGCCGGACCAAGAGCAAAACAACCGGAACGCAGGCAAATAACCTAGTACAAAAGACGCCGCCTCGGACTCTAAGAGGATAGCAAGACGCACAGCGTAGCTCCCTTATAGTCGCTTGTCGGGATTTAGCAGGGACTAGGGAAGAGCAAGCAAGACAAGCAAGGGAACGGCTCCGGGAAATCAATCCTGAAATCCATTCCACCCGCCACAAAATAAACCCAAGCGCGTACATAACGTACGATAACAATAAACCCACGCTAAGTGCCGTACCAGTCTCCGCTCCGCTCCGCCGTACGATAGTAATGTACCATTGATAGTAATTGTAATCGTCTCCGCTCCGCTCCAACGAAGGACAGTGACTCATGGGGAAGGCTTGTCCCGACTTCGCTTCGCTTCGTCGAATGATAGTCACGTGGGAAAGAATCTTATCTTAGTCTTTCTTCCAGATGGATTTTAATCAGATATTCGAAAACGTGTCAAGCTCGGTTAGAAATGGACACGGAACGGCAAGGGAAACTGGAATCTTTCGAGGATGCCTTGTGGCGCGTTGGGCGTGAATATGGGACTATGGCAAGGGCGGACGATTCAAAGCGATTTCAGTCTATCGTCTCTCTATCAGGCCACTTGGCACGGCAATGCACAAGCGCAACAAATAAGCAGGTGCAAGCTACGTGCGATAGTCATGCCAACGGGTGATTCAAACGAGCGTTTGACATGGCGCGATACATTACTAGGTTGCTAAGGATTGGATTCAAACGGGCGTTTCATTCAAACGGGTGATTGAATTGCAAGTCACGTGCTAATGCAAGCTGGGTGCAGTAGGGGGGCGGGGGGAGTCGCATCCGGTGGTCAGCTGAAATGCCCATACGGTCCACTCGCCAAAGGAATTATTTTCCAACGGGCCTTGCATTATTTTGTTGACACGCGTTATCGGTATGATAAAATACAGGCATGTTGAAAAAGGGGGTTGCGCGAGATGACGGGAAGGTTTTTCTTAGATATAACAAAAAGTCTAAGAATGGTGAGTATTGGGTGACGATAAACCAATACATGGAGAGTATGGGCGCTGACTGGTTTGAGAGGAGGGCAATAATGGACCTGAATGTTGCAGAAAGAGAGAAAACAAAAGCAAGGGTAACGGAAGAGAAGGCAGAGAGGGCAAAGACAAAAGATGAGCGAGATCGAGTAAACAAAGAAAAACGAAGAGAAGAAAATAGAAAGTATCAAGAAAGGCGCAGGAGGGAAAATCCCAAAGAGAAGCAGGATATTGAAAGGAAATATCGCTTGAAGAACAAGGATAACGATGAGTATATTCAAAGGAGAAAAAAAAATCAACGCAGACATTACCTAAAAAAGAATGACGCTAAGATCAAGGCGCGTAAAGAGGCTAAGGCTATTAATGACGAGGCTGAACGTGTCGAGAAGATCAAACGTTTAGCTGAAAAGGCCAAGAAGAAAGAAGAGGCAGTATTGGCTAAGTCTTTACGTCCTAAGCGCGTTGTGTTGACGGCTGAGCAGCGCAAGGAGAATGAAAGACAGGGTAAGAGGAACTACAAGCATGTGCGTAGGGCAAGGATCAACAATTGTGAGGTTAAAGCTACTCCAATGGTTGTTGAAGAAGCTAGGAAGAGTGCTGGAGATTGCTGTTACTATTGCGGCAAAAAGTGCAAGCTAACCTTGGACCACTTTGACCCGCTGTCCAAGGGAGGTGCTCATTGCGTCTCAAACTTTGTATTTGCTTGCTTTTCATGCAATTCCAGAAAGCGTGACCTAGATCCATTTGAGTTTATGGAATCAAATCTGGCGATTAGCTTCTAGTTGAATTTTCAAAAATGCTAAAGGGGGCTTGTTTAGGATGCGGGCTGCATGTCGAGTAGGGCTTGACCTGTGGTTCGGATTCTATGCGTTTAATATGCTTGACAAGAATGCGTAATGTGCTACTTTGCGCGTGAACCATTGCGTGTTGCGTTGGTGATACTTTAATATAATTATGGCAAGTCCTGTATCTTACGATCTGCAAGGAATGGGTGGAGGCATTGTGCTTTCCACTGCGGCAACTACTTACACTGGCAAGATCCGCTGGATTCAGGTGGTCAATGACGCTGTGTTGGCTACTGTGGCTAGTGCGTCTGGGAGCATCACGGGTGCATCGAGGTTGCAAACTATTACCCTTCCTGCGGGCTTGGGTATTGGCGGTGACTTCAGTTCCGTGGTTCTCACATCCGGTGTGGTTGTTGTTTACTACGCGTAATGTCCCAGTTTGCCCAGAGTGGTAGCGCGATGGATGCTGCGATTGGCGAAGATGCTGATCGTTTCTTTGATCGCGTGAACCAAAGGCTTCAACTTAACCAACTCCAAGAGGGTGAGGTGAGGGAGTCTTTGAATGGGCGCATGGAAGGGTATTGGAAGCCACGGAAGAACGTGGTGAGTAGGACAGGTGCATTGACTACGGGAGGTTCTCCCTTGCAGTTGCCATTCTTGCTGACTGGAACAAGCGTCTTGATTACGGCAGCGTCAGTTACCGCTGGCGTTGTTACGCTTACAACTGGATCTGCTCACGGACTAGCTCCGGGGGCAACGCTAAACATTGCTGGGATTGGCTACACGACTGGAAGCGATCCTAATGGGGTGTTTACTGCGGCGACGGCTTCGGCATCTACGATCACCTATGCGCTTGCCAGTGGGTCTGGGACATACACCGTTTCTGCCGTTGAGCCAATCTCTGAGGTAATTACGTCCACCTCAAAGGCAATCGCCTCGTCCTCACTCGCCACCAACGTAGTGACAATCACAATCACTGCTGGGCATGGGTTTGCCATCGACACTATTGGATACGGACTAATTGCTGGATTGACCTTTACTGGGACAGATCCAAATGGACTTAGGCTTTTGACTTACGCTTCAGCAACAACCATGACGTTCCCTGTTACGGCTGCAACTACGGCTGTTTCAGGTGCTGGCACGTTGTCACAAGCTCCGATCAACGACGATGCTGCCGCCAACGTCCTAGCTTCCTGCTTGTTCAGCGATCCAAACGACAGCAACAAAGAGTATGTGATTATTGCGCTGGATACTGTTGCTAAGAAGATCGACTTGGATGGTTACGCGATTACAGACATCCCGTATCCTGCTGGAGAAGCCCTTGGTGCTGACACTGACATGATTCAGGTGTTTGACAAGGTGATGCTGTTCCGTGAAGGACAACAAGCCTTGGAGTGGTATCCAAACGGAAGGCCAGTCATTTCCGCAAGTTCAAACGCCACGGCGAGTCCAAACACCGTTGTTACGGTGAATCTGCGTGAACACGGGCTAGTAGTGGGAACCTCGATTACTGTCGCGGGGCTTACTAACGGAACCCCACCCAGCGGGACATACACTGTTGCCACAGTAACTGGGCAAGACACGTTTACGTTCTTGGCTGCGAGCATTTCGACAAGCACTACATTTGGCGTTGCGGTTGCTACGGTTACAGATGGATTTACGCTATCTCCCGGTGGAGCTTACACCCAGCCACAAACTTTCAACATTCAAGCAAAAGATGTCGAGATTGTAAGCGGATTGGTAACTGCGACAGTTGCTGGTAACGTAACAATCAAACAAGGCGACATTATTATTGTGCGCCAAGCGGAAACTGTTGATTTTGCTGAAATGGTTGGAAAAGAATACCAAGTTGTGTCGGCAACCACAACGACGATTGCATGGTATGCTCCAGTTGGCGATTACAGCACGTCAAGCACCGATATTTTTGAGTTTGGTGGCAGATTCAGCGTAGGCGGTGGATTCATGCACCAACCGGGTGCACCGTGGGGTGTTCATTTCCAACGCCGCTTGTGGGTTCCGTTCTATTACGATCAATCTGGCGCGTATAACAACGTGACATACACTAGCCGCAAGATTACCGATGAAATATCTGTATCAGACATTCTAGACACTACTACGTTTGACCAGATCGAGAACCAATTCCGTGTCAGTGGTGGAACAGCAGACTTTGTTGTAGCAATGCACGGCTTCTATGACGACGGGTTGGTTGTCCTGAACAGGAATAGCCTTCATCTTGTTAAGGGGACGCTGGGAAGCCTTCTGGATGTCACCGTCAAGGAACTTACATCTGAGATTGGATGCCTAGCCCGCAAGTCTGTTGTCATGCGCGGTAACGCAATGCTCTTTTTGTCTGACGATGGCGTGTATGGGATTGAGTTCCTTAACGATTACAACCTGCGAGGCACTGAAGAACCGCTTTCCAAGAACATTCAGCCGTATATCGACCGTATCAACGCTGATTATGCCGACAAGGCAGTGGGGATCTTATTTGAAAATAGGTATTACCTTGCCGTTCCGCTTGATTCCATTCCGGGAGCTGGCGATTCCTACGGGAATAACGCTATTTTGGTGTATAACTTCCTAAACAAAGGATGGGAATCACTAGACACCTTTGGAGACTCTCGATTCTTAATCAAGGACTTTGTAATTGGCAGCGCAAGCGAGAGGAACAACATCTATGCGGTGACTTCCAATGGTGGATTGCATCAAATTGAAGCATCTGAAAGTTCCAATGACACTCTAAACGTGGATAACTCTGCTGCTATCGTGTCCCCGGCAATCAACGCAGCCCTTACAACCAGAGGATACGACCTCGGAACAATGGAACGCAAGCGGTTTACCGACGCACAGATCAACATCCAGTCCCTTCCCGGCCAGAACTCGGAATATGATATTGCGTTTGCAGCGGAAGATCCAGATGATGCTCAATCCATAGGCACAACGACCACTCTTCTTGGTGGGTTACTTACCCCCACCACGGTTACCGAGGCTGAAACAGCAAGCATCCGGTGTAGGTTGGGTGGCATCAGGGGCTTCACCGGAACAATGATCTTGACAAGGACCATAGGATCACCCAAGGTCAACTCAGTAAAGGTAGCTGGTTCAGTCACCAACAGACAAATCATTTCACAAAGATAAAGTATGGGAGCAATTGATACAAGTTACACCTTCACGGCTACTGACGTAATCACTAGCACGAAGATGAACAACATCCTCGATCAAAGCACAATGACGGCTACCGCCATTACTGGTGCAACTCTGTCGGTTACTGTGGGGGGTAAGTTGTTTGTATCCTCCGGTGGAATCACCTCCAATGAGATTGGTGCAAATGCTGTCACAACAACGGCGATTCTTGATGCGAATGTTACTACCGCAAAGATTGCAGATTCCAACGTTACTAC